CAAATGAACCTATTGATGAATGCATTGGAGAAGATGAAATATGGAATACAAAATAGTATTTTCAAAACAAGCATCTAAAGATGCAAAACTAATTATACAAGCTGGATTAAAAAATAATGTTGATAAACTATTAGATATACTAAAGATAAATCCATTTCAAAATCCTCCATCATATGAAAAACTTAAATCAGATTTAAATGGATTTTATTCTAGAAGAATAAATATAAGACATAGATTAGTTTATCAGGTATATGATAAAGAAAAAACAGTAAAAATATTAAGAATGTGGACACATTACGAATAAATAATTGATACTTATAATTATCATTTGATAATACATATGTAAATTATGAGTATCAATAAGATACACATAATTTATTTTTTTGCATGAAAATAGCAGTGTCAGAAGTCACTAAGAACACCGCTACTCAAACATCCTCCCACAAGAGTATGTAATTTACATTTTACCCTCTGTGGAAGGAAAAAACAATAAAAATTTTTAGGAGGGACAAATTTTGACTGAATTAGATATTAGAAAAATAGAAAATAATGTGCTTGGATCTATGGCCATAGAAAATATAAGACCCAGCTTGGCAGGTCAATTGATTACTAGAAATTTCTTGCAAAATAAAATTACATCAAAGCAAGCTATTTCTAGAATACTTAAATTACATGGGGTGAGGACATGAAAAAGTTTTTTATAAATATTCCAAAAATATTATTTGCAGTTTTATGTTATGTTTGTACTTTGCTATTAGCAATATTATCTGCATATTTTACAATTACATTTTATGCAAATAGTCAAACTGGATTAAATATGTGGGCAATGGGTGGACTTGCTGGAATGCTTGAATTTATAAAGATTATGCTTGCAACAGCTTTGCCATTTATGCAATATAGGGACTCAAAAAGGGAAAAAAATGTATCATTTTATCTTAAGATTTGTTTTTTATTATCTGTTATGGCCAGTTTAAACTTTTTTATGAGTGGTGGGAAAATAGAAACTTCACCAGCTAGTGCAATAACTAAACTATTATATGATTATATGCCAATTTTTAATATTATACCTCTAAAGATTTCGCAATTTTTGACTACAATGTCACTATCTATATTGGTTGAAGCATTTATTGTGTTTTTACCAATACTAGCACCAATAATGTTTCTTGAAAAGGATTATAACAGGAAAACTTATGCAGTATCTAATATTGATAAGCTGAAAGAAATAATGATAGTTATTCCTGAAAGATTAATTGATAATCTGCATAAAAAAATAGTTGGACAGGATGAAAATAATATAAAAGTTGTAGAAATGAAAACAAAATTGAAATTGCTAAAGCCTGGCATGGCAAAAGTTTCAGAAACTTTTGAAAATGAAAAAGAAGAAATTAAGCAGATTGATACACAAAAAAATAATTATTATTCTGTATCCGCAAATGATATAGAGATTGTGAAAAATGCGATTTTAAATTATAGAATCGGAGATATTGCACCTAGTCTTCAAAAATTGCAAGAGTTTACAGGATTGCAAAAAAGAACTATACAAGCCTGTAAAAAGGAACTGGAACATATTAATTTTATTAAGACAAACGGAAACAAGACTTATGTATTAGGAGGGATAAATAGTGAAATGCATAAAATGTAAAAATAAATATGTTTGGTATGATGGAATGTGTAAAGAATGTTGTGACATTGAATACAATAAAGTTAATTTAAATATAGATATGACAAGGGATGAGTTTGCAATATTTCTTAAATTAATAGAAAAATTATATATTTCAAAAGATATAACGAAATATGAAAAAGAATTATTAAGTAAATTTAGGTTTAGTAAATAGGAGGTGCAGATTTGAAAATACTAATTATGATGTGTAAAGGTATAAAAAATATATTTATTATAAAAAAAGCTAGAATAATAGTCGGTATAGCATTATTAATTACTATAGTTTCTTTACTTGCTTTGAAAGAAGCAAGTTGGAAAAAAACATTTTTGGTATTTTGTCCAGTGCCGGCAGCATTATTTGTAGTAGGACACTTCAATAAAAAAAATGACCTGGTTGAGTACAAAAATTATGATCAAGTTGATTATGAAGAAAATATCGAAACACCTTGCGTAGACAAGGTTGAAAGGAAAACAACTACGACTACAACTGAGACGATTTATTTCAAAAATGCAGATATAAAACATATAGAAAATCTTAATTGGAGGGATTAATTAATGAAAGATACTGCAATGATTGCAGGTGTCAAGAATAGGAGGAATGAACAATGACTAATTTAATAAATAATCTAATAGGATGGTCAACACTGATAGCTAGTGAATTACTAATAGGATGTATAGGCATAAAATGTTTTAATAAGGGAATGAAAATAGGTACTGTTATACTTGTATTTTTTGCGGGTTGCATAGGTTTGTATTTTATGAGTAATCCAGAAAAAATGCAAGAAATAGGTGGAAGGATAATAAATACAATAATGGAGGCATAAAATGTTTACCTGTGAAATTTGCGAAAATGAGTATGATGATAAAAGAAGGCGTGAATGTCATAAGTGTAGTAGTCAAGTTTGTGAATACTGCATTAATGGTGAAGAATGCATAGAATGCAATCCAGAAGATGAGGAGGAATAGCAAATGATAAGTACTGTATTAAGCAATATAATTGGATTCATAATGTTAATAATAATAACAATGTGTTTCTTTAAAAGCACCAGAAAATTATTATTAACATTACTAAAATATATATGGTCAAAAATTGAACTAAGAGAGATAGTAATAAATTTAGTAAAAAGGTTTTTAGCAGAATTTAAAACCGCTAAAAACCTTATGGATAGAGAAAATAAAAATGAAAGGTACATGTATTTAGCATGTACCATCATTTCATTTACTATTTTAGTTTATAATTATAAATTTAATTATATACTATTTCTCTCTTTTTTTACATACTTTATTTTTAAGGCTCTTACAAAAGAGGTTAGGGAGTACTTTATAAAATTGAAGCATGAAAAGATGTCGAATAAATACAAAGATTTATCAAAGATATTCGACAATAAAGTAAAGGTCATAGCTTTTGATAAAAATAATGGAATATTTAAATTAAATAGCTTTGTACCAATAACAGATATAGAAAAAAAATCTGCACATATTGAGCATTGGATTAATAAAGAAATTGAAAGTATAAAAAGAGATCCCAAAAACTTTAGACTTATTTACATTAAAACAAAATTTGCTGAAAGTAAGAAATATAAAAAATCTGCTAAGTTCAACGACTTTTACATGCTATCTGATTACATTAAGACAATAGAGATAAACAAAAAATATAATCTTCCTGCAATGTTTGGAGTTGACAAGAATGGAAATAACATTGTAGTCGATATGATGGATATGTATCACACATTTATAAGTGGTGAGACATCTGGAGGTAAAAGCACTCTATTAAATACAATAATTCAGTCTATGCAGTATTTTTGCAACAATGTAATGTTTATAATGGTCGATTTCAAGCTTGTTGGTCTTGGAATATACAGAAATTTTAAAAATTGTATTTTTGTAAAAAGTGATACTGAATTTAGAGAAAAATTGGAATGGCTGCAAAATGAAATGATGAAGAGGTATGAAACATTTTTGGAAAATGAAGTAATGGATATTTTTGAATATCACAAAATTGGAAAGAAAATGAATTATATTGTCCTGGTAATTGATGAAATATCTAATATTAAATTATCTGGAAATAATAAAAAAAATAAAAATGATGAACAAACAATAGATATAGAGGATACAATTGCAAATCTTTTAAATATGGCAAGAGCAGCAGGTATTATATTAATAGCCTGTACTCAAAACCCTTATGGTGTAGAACTTAAAACTAACATAAGAAATAAATTCATCACAAATATATCTGGAAGAATAATAAGACCAGAAGTGCAAAAAATGACAGGAGTAACAGGAACAGAACATCTTCAAAGAGGCGAATTTAAAATGAAATCAACAAATATTAATGAACTTGAATTTAAAGCATATTTTCAAAATAGATTAAATAATTATGTTTTTAATGAATTGAAAAATATGTATGGATATGGGGGTGTAAATCTTGAAAAAAATATTGTTGATATTGAAGAATTTAAAAACAAAAGTTAATTTATATTACAATAAAATAACAAAGAATAAAAACAAAAGTTACGCCGAAAAGTTACGCCCAGATAAAGTTACGCTTGAAATTTTAAATAGACCTAAAAATTTATCAAATGAAGTAATATCAATGGTTTCAGCATTGAAAAATGATTCACAAAATAGACAAAATTTTATCGAAAATGACACAAATAAATTTTTGGGCGTAAGAAATTTTGAAGATATGATAATACATTTGGAAAATTTCATTCTGGAGAATAAACGTGGCGAAAAAATACCTGGTTCGAAAGAGATTATGGATCATCTTGATATAAAGTCAGAGAAACTAAGGCTTAAATTATTAAAAAAACTATATGAAAAAGGTGTATTGCTAAAACTCAATAGTAATACATATAAATATAATCTTGATTTCAGGAGGGAAAATAATGAAAGAATTAATTAATTACATAGTAACATCGAATACATTCAGAATATTAAAAATAATATTCTATAATCACTGGACATTATTTCTTTTTGCTATTATTATGGCTGGATTATTATCTAAAAAAGAGGATAATTTTATTCCTCTTAGCAAGATAAAAGGATTTATAAAAAAATAAAATGCGACAGTAAGATGTCGTAATATTAAAAAATATTGAATATATACTACAAATAATGTAAAATAATATTGCGGTCGTTGCCTAGGCGTAAATTAGCTCCGTAGGAGATTGAAACAATTTTTATATAAAACGACCGTAATTAGCTCCATAGGAGATTAAAAAATAAAATTAGGAGCTGATAGAATGAAACCGAAAATAGTTAAAAAGCTAGAAAAAGAATTAGAAGAACAATATGGAAGAGAAAAAATTAAAAGCATATATACAATTGGATTTTTAAAAAAACATCCTGACATATGGAAAAAAGAAAATAGTGAAGGATATGAAAAATTTCTTAGAGATGATATAAGATGGTATTATGAAGATAGAGAATATGAAAAAAGTGAAATTGATGAAATGACACTTGAACAACTAGAAAAAATATACTATTCAGATGAATATAAAAATTTTAAAGAAAAAATTGATAAGAAAGAAAGAGAATTTGAAAAGATTAGAAGAGAATAAAAAAGCCCAAAAGGGCTTTTATTTTTTATTCATAATCATAAAAATTTCATATTTACCTAAAATTGGAAATTGATTTCTATTTTTTAATTTTTCATAGTGTAGTCTATAAGCTTGGTCGATAGTATCATGGTCAAATAAATTTAATAATGAAAATGATACCTGGAGAACATCAAGAGCCTCACATGCTTTTTTAAGTATATCTTTTTCAATCTCAAATTCTTCTAGTTCTATTACTAATTTTCTTGACTGATACTTTTCAAATTGTTTCTTATCATTCAAAGTATCATATTGTAATATTGGAATTTTTAATAATTGATTCAAATTTTTCATGGCTTATACTCCATTATTGTAGATTCAATACCTAATTTTTTTAGTTGCTTAACTCTATTTTCTGCATTTTCTTTTTCAGAAAAAGAACCTGCCATAACTCTATAATAAGATTCATTTTTAATGATTGTAGATGGTATAGTGTAAGCAATACCAAAATAATTTAATGCACCTATTGCAAGTCTTGTACCTATTTTATCTATATTATTTATGATCCAATTTGCACTTTCTTCATTGTCATGAAAATCAATTTCAATTAATGCTGCTGGTGCAGTTGCATATGCTACTTCATATATATGCTTTCCTTGTCCATAAAAATTATATCCTTGCTTGATTCCTCGATCTGATGAAGGGGTTAATGATTCGATTTGATTATAAACAAATTTTGCAAATTTATGCCCTTCACCATTAAACTTATAGCAAAAACATTCACAGCCTTTTGATTTTTTATTATAGGCATTTGTATGTATTGCAAAATGTATATTTGGCTTCTTGCTATTACTGTCTTTTACAACTTCTCTTAAAGTCATTGTCGGCTTATTTCTATAAACTATTATTCCATGTCTTTTTAGTTCTTTTTCTGTAATATCACAAATTTCATTTGCTCGTTTCTCTTCTGTTCCATAATTTCCTGCACCTATATTTTTTTCTTGTGTAGAAGGTGATAAATATATACTTTTCATTATTTCACCTCATTATTTTTATTAATATTTTTAAAAATTTCTTTTAATTTATCTGGAATAGGTAAATCCAATTTATTAGCATTTTCAATTATTGATATACCTTCATTTCCAATATAAAAACAAATTACTAATCCTCTTACAGCACCGCCAGTATTTATAAAATATTCATCAACTAAGCTTGCTATTCCAACAAGTAACAACATGAATACTTTTTTAAATATACCTTTGAATCCAATTTTACTATTAGCTTTACTAAATGTAATAGCAACCATTACACCAGATATATAATCAACAATTATAAATGCTATTAATGTATATAAAAATCCATCAACACCACCTAAAAACCAGCAAATAAAGCTTCCTAATAATGCAAAAACTATTTTAATTTTATTTTCCATAATTTCTCCTTATCTAGTGTAACTAATTAATTTTAGTAATTTTCATGTAAGAATTTTCAGAAACTATTGTATTGCTTGCTTGCGCCGTATTTTGTGCCCACTGAAAAGTAATTGTTCCTGATGAAGAAGTAGATACCAAGAACTTTTCTAAAATCGCATTTGCTGTCGTTACATCAGTGCCGTAGGCAACAGATGTCGTTAGATTATGTCCTGTTGCTCTCATATTTGTATCTGTATTATCCGTAGAAGATGTAGCAGCACCAAAACAAGCCCTAGTAGTTACCTGTGTTATACCTCCTGTTATAGCCCATGCAGCCTTAAAATCTGCATTACTAGCACCATTTACAGCAAGTTTTAATTCAACTTCATATAATCCGTTTTCTCCCAATTTTGCAGTTAATTCATCATCATTTTGCAATACTGCCGAATTGTTAACTGTTTCAGAGACTGTTTTTTTAATTATTCTAATTTTATTTTCCTGAAAATCAAAACCTTGAGAATGAGACAAAATAAAATCTTCCACAAGACTGTAACTTTCGTCATCCATACTACCAAAATATAAACACCCTTCATCAGTTATAGATGTTATATATTCAACTATTTTTGTAAGACCATGCAGTTTTGCGATTGCTCTTACTGTTGTTCCATTTTTTTCAAAAGTTAGTTCTAATTCTTCGCCAAGTGTAAAATTAGAATCCAAATTTACAAAAGAAGAACCACCTACACCAGCTTCATTATAGTACATATATAAATCATTTCCATATAAACCTATTTGAATATAATTGTCTGAATCTACATACCATACTAAATTTTGACTTTCTCCTATATAATTACATGTTATTTTACACTTAAAAATAAAATTAGATCTATCACAAAAAGGTATATGCAACATATTAACATATCCTGCTGGATTTAAAGCTTGTATACATAATTTATTATATTTTTGGTCATAATAAAGACAATAATAATCGTAAATTATACTAAATAAATTTTCAAATGCAGTGCCATTATATAATTGAAAAGGATTATAATATCCAGCATATACAGAATCTTCTCTAATTAATTGTGCATATTGGAAAGATACATATTTATTTTGCTGACTTGCATTAGAGTACCATTCACATCTAATGTAAGTTATATTATCCCATCCTGGAGGAGTTCCGCCACTAGTAAAAGCACTTTTAGCAATAGATATAAAATTCCAGCCAGTAACCAGACTTGCTGCTGCTGTAATCTTATAATAACAATTTGTATTATCTGAGCCTAATTTAAAATACAAATTAGTTAAAGCAGCCACATCATCTATATATACAATCAATAATACATGGTCATCTGCACCGCTTACATTTTCATTTGGAAAAACTGTAAGGTCAATACTACAAGCCTTATACATACATAAATATCCTGCTGTATTGTCTGGTTCTAATAATTTAACAGATTGATTATGCATAAGATAATTTGTAGTATCATTTGAAATTGTTCCACCAGTGTCCATCGTCCAATCTGTAGAGTCTTGAAAAGCTTCAATCTCTTTAGTATTACATTGATACATTACATTTAAATAATCAGATAGCCTAAATGTCTGACTACGTCTTAATTCTTCATCTACTAAAGATAGTTTATCTTCACTATTGTTTAGATGAGTTTGATTAATCGCTGGTGCAATTGTATTTGCATATACAGTTTTTGTATAATCTCCGAAATTAGCCATGTTTCACCTTCTCTATTTTTAAAGCTGGAGTTTTACTTCTATCTGGCTTACCTAAATTTATACATTTACCATTTTTATTTTTATGCTCTAACCTTGTAATTTTAGCCATTACAGACATTACATTATATTTTTCTTTTGTATCTTTATCTTCTTTTTCTGTCTCTATATGCTCTACAGAGTAAATTTTTATAGGGCATTCCTTCAGCAAATTTATTATTTCCAGTCCAAAGCTTGCTAAAATATTTTTTTCGTAGTCAACATCATCTTTTTTAATCTTATATTCTTTCCTAAATTCATCCATTTTCCACCTCAACTAATCGTATCTATTCGATTTATTAAAAGCTCTATACCACTACTTTTTGTGCCATAACTCCAAAGAACATGACTTATTAAACGCCCTGTATCTACTATTGCTGTTGCTGTATTACCTGCAAAGATACCTAATTCCTGTATATCTTCACCATTTGCGTCAGAATCAGTTATATAAAATTCAGTTGTTACAATGCCTGTGGCTGTATATATTTGCGACACAAAATTAGTCCTGAATACTTCATTTGTTAGCGTTGTATCTGTTACTGCTACTGCTGTATTATTATCCCCGATTGCTAAATACTTAATAGCAAGGTTTGGAGCCACATTCATAAAAATTTTTGCTTCTGATTCTAGGCAGATATTTGTTATAAGGTTGTGTATTTCATCTATCTGCTTATACTTATTATCTTTATAGATATTTTTCTCAAAGATTCTAAATATACCAGTGTGTAATTTTTTTTCTTTAAATTTATAAATCATAATTTCTCCTAATCTGTTACACCATCTGCACTGCTTGAACTGTTGTTCGGGTAAAGTGTATCTGCTGGATATAAGTCATCGGCTGGATATAATAAATCATCATAAATAGTTATGTCGTATTCTCCTGCATGGCTGTGTATATCACTATCTTCTTTTAAATCTATTACTATTTCATTATCATCTAATGTAATTTTTTCAGGTTTGATAAGGTTTTTCAAAAATTCTTCCCATCCACCTAATTCCGCGCCATCGAGAATTTTATAACTATATATTATTGTTTCATCATCTATTGGCTGCCAAGTACAAGATTCAACTAAAAATGTCTCATTTACAATATTCCTAAGACTATCATTTACAATTATTTGCTCCATCGGATTATATGTATGTTCATATAAATCAAATGTTATATTATCGCTTATCTCTGCGTATTTTTCAATTAAAGTTTTTGCATATTTAAGTGCATCATATTTATTTTGTAGCAGCTTATTCTCTACGTAATGCTCATATGTTCCTCTATTTGCAATTTCACCAGAATTTTTATAAATAATTAAGAGAGGAATTAAAGGTTTATAGCTTATTCTTATCCTGTCTCCGCCTGCATAATTTAAAGCAATACCACTATCATTCTGAGAAAATTGTTGACTATTATATGTCCATAAAAAATCAAAGTCACTATCTGAGTCAATCCCAAGTACTCCAACACTTGATTCTATCCATGTTGCTCCACTATTACTCGATACTTCTATTTTTGGAGCTTCGGCAATCTTATATTTAGTTGTATAAGTTTTTATGTTTCCATCACCAGGAGGTGTTGGAATTTCATTTACTCTTAAATCTGCTACATATGGAGAACCTTTGACAATCTGATAATTTCTATAGTTTTGCATACTTCTTTTTCTTTTAAAATTATCAAATACAGTTGTATTCCTATCAAATCCAGTTGCATTTATTACATATCCGATAGAATAAAAATTTAATTTCTTATTTTTATCTATATTCCATATATAATTGCCAAAATCGCAAAGTTTATTAAAACACTCTGATAATGTTAAATAGTTAAATGCAATATAATTTAATACAGGTAGATCTGTTTCAATTGTTCCTTCTGTTACTCCAAAATCATAATTGCTATCTGTGCTATTATTTAAATATCTGGTTCTTAAATCTTTTACAATATAATTAATAGATTTATTCTCATATACTATTTTTGCCTTGGGTTGATTTGCTATCTTTGTAAAATCTTCTATCGTACAATCATAGTACAATATATCATGTATTTCTTCATCATCATCAATATCTGTTAGTATTCCAGCATGTAATAAATTTAAAAAATCATCATAAAAATAGCACTCTTTGCCACATTCAATAGTTTGTCCATTATCATCAACTATTTTACATCGCATAGATGATACATTATTGATTCTTTCCTCTACACGCCATTCAGGTGAAATAATTACTTCAAAACCAGTTATATTTGTGCCATTGTAATAAAAAGTTTGACTCAATTATCTCACCCTTTCTTAAAATTCATATATGATTGAAGTTTTTGCATTGCTGGATCCATCATTTTGTTGACATCATCTTTATTAAAAAATTTGGGGTTATTTATTTGTAAGATAATTCTTTCACCTATAAAACCATTTCCAGTATTATTAGCCCCAGAATATGCAACATTATTTAAGTTTGAATTTATATTATCAATTCCAAAATTTCCAGATAATACACTAGCTGCACGATTTGAAGCATTTTTTATTTTATACATATTTTTAATAAGTCCAGATTCCATCATTGCCATTAAATTTGGTGTCCACTTATCAGCATTTGAACCTGGTCCTTCTTTGGTTGGAGATGAAAATCCTAAGAAATCTTTTAATTTATTTGCAACTTTTCGAGCTGCTTCACCTACTTTATTAATTCCTGATTTTATACCATCTACAAGATTATTTATTATATTTTTCCCCCATGTTAAAGCATTTTTTGCAATATTACTTACTGTTGTTTTTATATTATTAAAAGCATTAGAAATTGCTGTTTTTATACCATTTACAATATTTCCTATAGTATTCTTAACAGAATTCCATACATTACTCGTAGTACTTTTAATTTTATTCCATATACTAGATACTAGATTATAAATGCTATTAAATACATTTAATATTATTGATTTTATTGTATTAATATATACATTTATACCTATTTTTATTGCATTCCACACAGTACTTGTTGTACTTTTAATTTTATTCCATATATTAATTAAGAAATTACCAATGCTTAAAAATATATTGTAAACAGTATTTTTTATCCAATTCCATACTTTTAATAGATTTGCTTTTATTGCATCCCAATTCTTATATATTATTAATGGTATACCAATAAATGGTGCTAATACAGCTAAAGCTACTGGCCCCCAAGTTGAAAAAGTGCTTTTTAGATAATTAAATATCCCTATAAAAAAATCTTTAATTGTATTCCATATAGAAATTACACCATTTCTAAATCCATCACTTGTATTCCACAAAATTATAAATGCTGCTACTAATCCAGCTACAGCAGCTATTACTATTCCAATTGGATTAGCAAATAATGCACTATTTAATGCCCACTGAACAATTGTTTGTGTTTCTGTTATCGCAACCCAAGCATTATAAATGCCAATAATTGCACTTACTGCTTTAAATGCAAGTGTTGCTACAAGTAAACCACCTAAAAGTGGTAATATTATATCTAAATGCTCAACTATTCCACCTAAAATTGTGCCAACAGTTTCAAATGCACCCTCAAAATTTTTTTTAATTGCAGGCATATTTTTAGCTATATTATTTGCAAATTCATTCAATTTTGGTAAAACTTTTTCTCCAAGAGGTATTAATAATCCAGTTTCTAATTGTCTTCCTATTCCAGATATTGCACTACCTATATCATTGTATTTTACTTTGTTTATTTCTTCTAAAGCATTCTTATTTTTTGTTATTTCACCATCTGTATTAGTAAGTGCTTTTACTGCCTTATCTCCCATGTCTTCCCACATTGTACCAAATAAAGCCACGCCGACTTGATTCTGTTTTACAGGATCTTTCATGCTATTTATTTTTCCTGTTACAAGTTCAAATGCTTGTTTTCCTTTTTCACCACCTGCTGTAAAATCAGATGTTAATTTTTTGGCATCAAGCCCTAGCGTTTTAAAAGCTTCTGTCGTATTAGAACTTCCATCTTTTACCCTGATTCCAAATTCTTTTACTGCATCACCTAATTTATCTATATCAAAGACACCAGCCATTGCACCGTTTTGAAACATATTAAACATATCAGTAGAATCTAGCCCAATTTGCTCAAAATGTACTGAGTACTCATTAATACTGTCTAATAGATTTCCATTTTTATCAAGTCCCCATTGTGCGCCCTGAGCAATTAAATTATATGCCTCTTCACCTGTATCTCCAAAAGTTTTCATCATCATGTCAGCCGCTCGAATTGATTCATTTACTTCCATTTCAAAAGTGTCTCTAAGCAATAATCCATTAGTTGTTAACTTTTCAAGCTCTTTTCCTGTCTGTCCTGTCTGCTGATTTACAGTAGACATACTCTTTCCAATATCTTCGAAGCTTTCACCAAAATTATTTGCATAAATATTTTTCATTACATCATCTAAATTGTTAAATTCATCATTTGTAATACCAGTTTCAGCCTGTAAATTATTCATAGCCTTTTGAAAATCATTTGCTGCCATTATACCTTTTACTGCAAATGCACCTGCTGCTGCTACACCTGCTGCTGCAATTCCTACTGCAAATGTTCCAGCTTTTTCAGTTAAACCATCTAACATTCCGCCAGTTTTTTCACCAGCATTATCTACATTATCAAGATCTCTTTCTGCTTGGTCAGAATTTACAAAAATTCTACCAAACAATTTGAATATTTCTATAATAACCACCTCACTTTTTTGATAGTGATTGTCGTATTTTATATACTTTTGCTAAAATTTCTTCTTTACTTTTCTTATTTTTCTTTATAGTATTTAATTTTTTTATGTAAAATCTTTCAAAAGGTACATATGATTTTTTATCCATATTTATATATTTCATTAACCACATTTGAAAAGCTTTATTTTCTTCTTTTTCATGTTTAGTATAAATAATCATATTTATTCCAAATTTAAGGGGTAAATTCTTTATTGAATTCCAATTATTAGCCAGTAATGAATATATTTCATATATATTAATTTTCTGGCTTATTTGAAAAAATCAAGCACACCATCTTGTTTTATTAAAGTTTTGAGCATATTAATTGTTTCTTTTATACTCATTTTCGAAATTTCTTCAATAGACTTTTCATTAACATTTGCTAATAATTTATTTATTTCTGGTTTTGCTTTATATATTTTTCTTATAAGCAATGTAATTATTTGAATTCCGTAATCTTTTTGTATTGCCTGAATATCATCTTCACTTTTTCCTTTTACATTTGGGTATTTAGGTAATGTAAATTCAATTTTATCTGCTATTTCAGATAACATATACATATCTTCATTCTGTAATTCTCTCATATTCAAACCTTTCTAAAATAAAAAAGGGCATTTTTGCCCTCTTTATTATTAAATTATAATTATGCTGTTACAACAGTATCAAAATTTGTTGCTGCACTAATAGCATTTCCAGATACGTCTTTAATTGCAGCAGCTTTTGCATTAAATCGTACTGTATCTCCTTCTACAAATGTTGTTGAAGGTATTTTAATAACTGCTCGCGGATTTTGTGTGAGTGTATCAAACCATTCAATAGAATTTGCAACTGTAGAACAGTCAATATCAACACCATCATTTTTAATGCTTGCAAATAGATTAGTAATATCACTAATTGCATAAGTATCTGCATGTAATTTTTCATTGAACGATATAGTTAAGTATAAACTTGTACCAGCTGTAATTGCTGATGGAATAAGTATTGGTGCAGTTGCATCATCATCAGTTGCAGTTGCAAAAACAACATTCCAAGGTTCTGTTGTTTTTGCAGAATTTAAATATGTTGCTGTATATGTAAGTTCTGGAACAACTTCCTCAGTATCTACAAAAGCCCAATCTAAATTTTCTAAATTGATTGCATTCTGTAAAGTAATAACAACAGCTCTGCCATCTTTAGTTTCTCCAGTAAATGTGACCGTATGATAGTCACTATCTACTATATCATCTGCACCTGTTATTGTATCTGAAGCAGCCACACTTGTTACTTCCATTGCTGGATAATACTTTGACATGTCAGTTGGAATTATTTCTAAAAGTCCTAGTTTTAAAGTTGCAACTGATTTTATTTTTCTTATCCTTCCTTTTACTGGTCCTCTGTCTCCATTCGCAGGAATTTGTCTATAATCTCTTTCAACTTTCCATGAACTATCCCCACGCACTAAGGCAATATCAGAACCATCTATAGCAACTACACCATCACCTAATAATATATCATTTGGATCTGCCATTTAATCACTCCTATCCTAATAAGTATGTTTTCATCTTATAACGTAGTTGCCTACGTTCTAGTGTTTCATCTTCATCATGTATTTCATATCTATTTTGTCTATATATTTTTGCACTTAAAATACTTTCTATAAATATATTTTTTCTATGTAATCCTGATGGAGCTTTTATATCACCATCTCCATCAATTATTCCTACAAGTGTATCAATTGTTGTAGTATCTCTTTTATCATCCCAAATATCAATTTCTAAAATAAAATCTTCTGCTTCAGAATATCCTGAATCAGAAGATATCAAATTCCATACCACATAAGGAAATGTTTTAGTTTCTGGAGCTTTTTTTTGGTACACTCTATCTGCTTTTGTTTTTAAAAATGTTTCTAGACTTTTCTTTAATGTAAGTGTATTCATTCTTCTTTTTCCAGCTCCTTTAGTGCATCCATTATCAAGCCCTGTATCATATCTTTATTTTGCATAACTACAGGCATTATAAAAGGATTTTTAGGATTTTTACTACTTCCAAATTCCTCAAAATGTGCATAAAAAGCCTTCGAACCTACTATTAAATCATTTTCTTTTTTCCTATACCAGTAACCAATAGAGCGTTTTAGTCGACCTGGTTTTACATTTATTTTTTTACCATTTAGATAATAGGTTCTAGACTTTTTGCTTTTTCCTGCTTTTTGTCTTATAGCATATGTTAGCAGTTTGCCAATTTCTCTAAGTGCATTTTGTGGTTTTTCTTTTATTTTTGCTTTTGCTTCCTCAATTCTTGATTCATATGTTTTTCTAGCCATCAGGTCCTCACCTCATGTCCAACTTTTTCTGAGCATATCAATTCTAGTAATTCACCATCTTTATCATATGTTCGAATAACAGTATAATACTTTGAATTATATTCAATTCTAGGTTCATTGCTATATTCTATAGCCCTTATAACAAAAGTTTTTTCAGGCCTTAATCCTGTTGCATTTGCCTGATAAAATTCACTTTGTCTTATTGCTTGTACATCAGCATATACAGTTTTTTTAGTCTCAGTTTCAACCATATTTCCATAATCGTTTTCACTATAACTTATTGATATCAAGCTTATTACATCTCTGAAAAACATACTATCACCTCTATAATGCTGACATAATAATATTTATAGTAGTGCTTGCAGAAACATCAACATTATACCACTCATTATCTGAATCAACATAATC